AGCACCAATAGCAATGATGACACATTTTATATTGATGATATTGTTTTACCTGCTTTCACAGAAGTAAATTATGAAGATTTCCCAGGCGGGGTAGTACCTAGTGTGGGTGATTGGACAAATGACGCTACTGATCCTTGGCAAAGTTCAACTGGTTCTACTGCTGACATAAATGGTCTTAAATCAAAAACCTCTTTAGCTGATGATGGCACGTCTACACTGACATATGTTAGCTCGTCAGGTGCGCCTGCTGGTGATGTTATCATGGCTGGCTTTGCCGACAGTGAGTCCGGGTTTGACATTTTTCAATTAAAAATTGATACGGTTGAGGTGTTCTCAGATAGTGGTAATCACAGCGCAGTCCGTGCGCCGTTAGGGTTTTTTGGTTCGGTAACTTCTGGATCACATACTTATGAATTTATTTATTCTAAAGATGGCGGCGGCGCCGATAGTCAGGATGCGGGATTTGTAAATCTTTTTTATGAGCCGGGGTTTGGTGCAATTGTAGAAAAAGACCAAGAAGCATTTAGATTTTATGATGACGATGGTGACGAGAGCGGATCAACAGCACTTGAAGCGCAGAACGTCGATCTCAGCATTGATAAAGAAACTGTTTTTCACTTGCGTATAGGTATGCAGACGGTTGGCGATGCGCCGGCAGAGGCGGCGACACTTGAGCATAGAAAGGTTGGCGATCCAGCGTGGGGAGTTGGTGGCCCTGCCTCTATGAATGTGCAACATATCAATGATAGTATAGCAAATACAGGGGGTGCAAATACATCATTTACAGCGGTTTCATCTTTAACCAAAGCGATTGAAATTTCTAACAATAACAGAATGACCCATGCCGGAGCGACCACTCTCGACGGGACAAATAGAGAAGGCGATGATTTAGCAGGGGCAAGATTATTAACATCGACTTCCACTTTGACATATTATCGTGAAGCCGCTTCCTTAGCTTCGGATATGGAATTTCAAACCACTATCCTGGAATATATTGGGGCCGCTTCTGGAACTAATGAATTTATTGTGCGGGGTCGGCATGAGGTTGATCTAAACGGAACAACCGCCACGGCTTCGGTGGATATAACATCGGACGGTGTTTCAAGTGCTGCCAAGTGCATACCATTTATCACGGGTATTCTAAACAATGCTACCGCCGATGATACGGATAGCGCAACATCAACGGCCTATTTGACCAGCACAACCAATATGGAGGTAAATAAGGGGTCGGCTTCCAATAATGTTAAAATTTATATTACCCTTGTAGAATTTACCGGTTCGGCATGGACTGTTTTACATGGCAGGGCAACGGCGCAAAATGCAGACACCGGAAACATCACACTTAGGGATGGATCTGACGGTACTAGCGGTACACCAACGAGCGTTTCTGCATGGGCTAACACCGCAATTTTTGGGCAGTATAGGAGCAACACGGCTGATGGCACAGATGATGCCATTGCTGATAACTGGCCGAGATACGAACAAGGCACAACGGCTTTGGTGGGGTGGGCTTTTGATGCAAACCATGCGTCTGTTTCAGCCACAGAAGAACATGTCGTCCACACACTTGAAAACGCTGATATGGACGTCACCATATTCACAGATACATCAAGCACGGCTGGTGAAACAACCATTAATATCACTAGCGCGGGTCTTAGTTCTCTTGACACGTCGCTGGCAATTATATCATCAACCTCAAGCGGAACAGGTGTGGCTCTTCCTAGAGCATATAGGAATGTTTACTTAAACAGCACGACCCAGGCGGCGCATTGGTGTACGAGATCAGGAAACACATGTTCTCACTACATTCAGATTGTCGATTTTGCTGGTGTAACAGAACCCCCGGCGTTTGAAATGGCTTTAGGTGCAGGAACACCCGGAACAACCACATCAAGGTTGACTGGCTTTTCTGGCACGTTTGGCGGCGGGCGTTTTGAAGAAGTGCTTAACCCGTCTGCCACAGATACCGATGTCGCAGAAGATGGATACCGGGAAGATGTCTGGTCAATTCAGGCAACCGCTGATGCGGTAGACGCAGCAGTTTATGAATTTCGGGCCTTGTATGATGACCGGGTTGCGGATACTATTACAGAAGTTCCAAGGGTTACTATTGGCACTGCCCCACCATCCGGCGATGATACACTACTTGCAACTTTACAAACTATGGATCGAGGGGTAGGCTCTGTGAGAGCGGCTCGATTAGGCGGAGAATTACAATGAGAATACCAAGTGGTGTTACAGATCAGGTTATATATTTCATCGCGGTGGACAGCACGGATTTGAAAACCCGGGAAACCGGGCTTACCACTTTTACAGTATATCGTTCTCGTAATGGCGCCGCGGCTGCGGCCATGACCACACCCACTGTCACAGAAGTTGATGCTACCAATATGGCGGGGGTCTATAAGCTTCTTCTTGATGAAGATATGACTATTGGTTCGGGTAATGACAGCGAGGAAATGATTTTTCATATCACTCAGGCGTCTATGGCTCCCGTTGACCGGACAATTGAACTTTATCGTCCTAAATTCACCGCGGGATCTACTCTTACCCTGGCAGCGATCAACGCTGAATGTGATACTGCGATCACTGACGGTGACATCGCGACCGAAACAAAACAGGACATCATCGATACTAATATTGACCAGATTGAAGCCGCCGTCATTACAAACGCGGCCGGCACTGATATCGCAGCTGATATTATTGCCCTGAAGGGTGAAACAGTGCTCATTGTTGCTGACACCAATGAGCTGCAGACTGATTGGGTCAATGGTGGAAGGCTTGATCTTCTTCTTGATGCTATCCTGCTTGATACAACGGAGATCGGCGTCGCCGGTGCCGGCCTTTCCAATATTACTTTGAACGCTGCGAGTATTGATCTGGTTTGGGATGAGCCGCTTACAGGAGCCACTCATAATGACCCAACTTCCGCGGGTCGTATACTCAGGACGCTACAGGAAAGCGGGTCGGTTCATGGCGGTGAAGTCTGGGTTGATACGAATAACGGTACCGCAGGAACAACACCATATGAAAATGGTACTAAAGACAATCATGTTCTTACATGGGCAGACGCCTTAGTTATCGCTCCTCTTGTTGGTGGCGGTATTATTGATTTTCATATTATTAATGGTTCGAGCATAGATTTTACTGGCGCAGCGGTAAATAATTACTCATTATTTGGAAATAATTATACTCTCACTCTTGGTGGTGTTAGCTGTCAAAATATTTATGTTGAGGGCGCAAGCGTATCCGGTATAGGAACCTCTGCTTCAGGGCCAATGCACTTTGAAGGTTGTCACTTTGGTACTGCTTCTGTCCAAGGCGGTCATTTTGATTTTTGTGATTTTGCGGATACAGTAACCTTCACTTTAGCTGGTGATTATCAGTGTCATAATTGTTATAGTGGTGTTGCCGGCCCGGGTTCTCCTACCTTTGCTTTTGCTGCGGTAGCGATATCGGCTGAATTTAGGAATTGGGCGGGGAGTATAACATTCTCAGGATTGACTTCTGATGATACCTTGACGATAGGTGGAACTCTTGGAACTATTGATCTTGGTTCGCCCGCTTCTGCTGTGGTAATTGAAATTCGTGGCACCTATAAAGAAATTATAAATGTAGGTTCTGCTTCGATTAACCTTGCCGGCGCTATTAAAGGCGCTGATGTCGCGGCTATTCTGGTTGATACAATTCTTATTGTTGCTGATACGAACGAGCTGCAGACTGATGACATACCCGCTCGCTTTACGGCGATCGAGGGCGCTACATTCAGCGGAGCAACAGACAGCCTCGAGGCAATAAGGAATAGAGGTGATGCTGCCTGGACGACCGGAGCCGGGGGCACGCCGCCTCACTTGCTGCAGAGTACAACAATTGCAACATTGGCCACTCAAGTCAGCTTCACTTTAACCGCTGGATCTGCGGACAATGATGCTTATAACGGGTCGATCGCTGTAATTACCGATGCTTCGACCGCCGTTCAAAAAGCGGTCGCTACGGTTTCAGATTACGTCGGATCCACAAAGACTATTACCCTTGCTGCAGATCCGGCGATCTTTACCATGGCCACCGGCGATACAATTGAAATTATGTCCGCTCTTGGTTCAGCGGGATCCGCACCGACCGCGGCACAAAACCGGGCTGAGATGGATAGCAATTCAACTCAGCTTGCGGCGATCCTTGCTGATACGAATGAGCTTCAGGGTGATAACGTACCTGGCCTGATTGCCGGTGTTGATGCTAAAATTGATATCATTGATACCAATGTTGACCAGATCGAGACGACAGTTATAACCAATGCCGCCGGTGTTGATATTGCCGCTGATATTATTGCAATGAAAGCCGAGACGGTATTAATCCTTGCTGATACGAATGAGCTTCAGGGTGATAACGTACCTGGCCTGATTGCCGGTGTTGATGCTAAAATTGATATCATCGATACCAATGTTGACCAGATCGAAGCTGCTGTTATTACAAATGCGGCCGGCGCAGATATCGCAGCTGATATTATTGCCCTGAAAGCTGAGACAGTTCTGATCGTTGCCGATACCAATGAGCTGCAGACTGATTGGGTTAATGGCGGAAGGCTTGATCTTCTGATTGACAGCATTATTACGGCAGTTATTACAAACGCCGCCGGCACTGATATCGCAGCTGATATTATTGCGCTCAAAGCCGAGACGGTATCAATTCTTGCCGATACGAATGAGCTTCAGGGTGATTGGGTTAACGGCGGAAGGCTAGATCTTATTCTTGATGCGATCCTGGTTGATACAGGAACGACGATCCAGGATCTTATTAACGGCCTGGCTGATATTTCAGTTTCGGATATCCTGACAACGCAAATGACGGAGAGTTATAGCGCCGATGGTACGGCGCCAACGCTCGCTCAGGCGGTCTTCCTGATGCTGCAATTCCTTTACGAGCGCAGCGTTACCGGCACGACCGCGACGATCAAGAAACTGGACGGCTCGACCGCAGCGGCAACTTGCACGCTCGATGACGGCACAGATCCAACCAGCATAACAAGGGCAACATGATGTCGATTGCTGATTTCATTGCCCAGGGTATCGGGCCGAGCGGAGATATTCCGCATTTTATCAATCTCGGTTTAAGTCAGAAACCCGGCGCATTACCTTGCGAGATACATACTGAATTATCTTTGACTATTGACGGTTTCATCGCCATTACTGCCACCGAACTCAACATCGCAATTAGTCACGATAATGAAATTACTCTTATTGAAAAGCATGATAGTGAGCTTAAGATTGATATTGATGGTGTGCTTGGCGTGATAGAGACTGAACTGCAGTTCGCAATTAGTCATGATAGTGAGATTACTATTACTCCCAAACATGATAGCGAACTTAAGATTGATATTGATGGAGCGATCGGCGTACTGGAAACAGAGCTTTCACTAAGTATCGAAATGCATACGGAAATGAGTATTTGCAGTGTTTAATATATTAAATGGAGAAATGAAATGATAGATGTTTTAAGGGTCGGTGAGACGGGTAAGAGGCATATGATAGGGGTAGGCTTCGATATGGTCAATTTCACGTCCCTGGACCTGGTCTATACCAAGCCTGATGGTGAAACGCTATCAGTCACGGCAGCCATTGGCGGCTCGACCGAGACAATCGGCGAAAATAGCTACGCGGCAAATCACTGGGTTTATTATGATTGGGATGTCGGTAACGTTGATCAGTCCGGAACCTGGAAAGTGGATTTTACTTATACCAACACGACCAGCAATCCTGATGATACTTATAAGAATACGGAAGTATCAACTTTTGAAGTAGCTGATTAAGGTGCCCGCGGCCCTACGCTACGCTCAAGGTGCCCGCGGGGCGGCTTAGGCCTCTTCCCTTGTCAGCGGGACGCTGCCTGCGGCAAGAGAAAAGAAAGAGGATCCTTTTTTATGGCGCTACGCTGAAGAATAAAAAAGGATCCTTGACACTCATAAGATCAGGCAGTAAGGTCGGTGACGTACAAAGAAGTCCTTCTCTGTACAATCTTGATATTCAGTTGAATATCTCCCTATATTTTGAAACTTCAAGAGCTGGATCTGATCCGGCTCTTTTTTTTAATCAAGATATTCGATTTTATGTCCGGATTTATTCCATGCGTGACCAGGCATTAAATTTGAGTATCTCAGATTTGATTTGTCTTTATCGCGAAACCTCACTTCACCGGGAGGAAGCGTGCCAGTCATATATAATATAGCCAGATGTGTTGCCATGTAGGTTTTTCCTTTGAGATAAATATGAGTATATCCCTTGTCATTTGGCCAGCCAATCGGAAACGGCTTGCATGGGCGATTTCGATGTTTGATGCGATGGAAAGTACCTTTGGCCGGATCATAGATAAGAAGAGTTTTTAATTCTTCCTGAGTTAATTCTTTATGATGTTGTGTCATTGGGTGTGTCATTTTGGTGGGTAGTGTAATTAGAAGTAGAGGGGTAACTTATAAAATAAACAATCGTAGTTGACAAGAAAATAATGATATGCCATGCTTTTTTTGCGGCGATAATAGTGCGTCGATCGCTTTTGTAGAGGACAAAAATATTTTGTAGAAGACAGTGTCCTACACATGAATCCTTTAAAAACAATTTGTTATATGTATAGCTTTTGGCTTTTAGAGGAGAAGAAGACAAATCAGGAAAAAGTCTCCTACAAAATAAAAAACAAATTCCCAAATCACCTCTTCTCTTCTAATTCCAACAAGGTTGGTAGGGAACCCCTTATAAACATTCAAAAAAACTGTAGGACACTGTCTTCTACAAGCCGTGTTGTCCTCTACAGCGTTGTTTTTAAACGATTTTTTCATTTCTCTTATATATAGGGTCAAAATGTTACCAGTAAGATTTCTTGATTTTTTCTTCTTCTATATTCTACCTATATATAAGGGGGAAAGGCTATCCCCTTGTGGACGTTCGGCTTTCTGGAATAAAATAGCCCTTGACTAGCTGCTATTTCTCCTCTAAAGTCCAATACACAATTGAGAAATTGGCGCAATCCTGCGGTTTTTCTCTTCTACAAGCAAAAATTACGGAGATTTAAAGATGTTAAAACAAATATTGAATGTTAATGCTCTGCTGTTTCACTGTGCTGCGACTTATGCTGCCAGTACGGAAGAAACCAGATATTATTTAAATGGTGTTTTCTGCGAGCCGCATGAGGATGGCGGGGTGATCTTAACGGCAACCGATGGTCATAGGCTGTTAAGCTTTCGTGATCCGGTCGGCTGGATCGATGAGGCTTATCTTGAAAAGCCGGATGAGAAAGGAATGATCATCGATTATGGTGATAAGTTTGCCCTGGCTAAGGCGTGCAAGGTCACAACAACAAAAGCGCGGCGGATATTGAAAAAACCAGCGGATCAGACGCAAGGTATTCGGCTGATTGTCGAGCGCAATAGCGATACCGGACATTGTTTTGCCAAGGTGGTGATCATGGAAATATATAATCTTCCTGCGATCCATGATGGTGATTTGCTGGATGATATATATATTCACCCGCAACCGGTGATCATTGATGGAACTTATCCGGATTGGCGGCGGAGCGTGCCGAGCGGGACAATAATGGAAGGGCCCGGGGCAAGTTATAGCGGGAAATATATTGGTGAATTCGGCACGCTGGCTAATATCATGCCAAGCGAGGCGGGATTTTATGATACTCATACCAGTTTTATGACCATTGATAATCGTGATCCAAGCGGTCCGGCGTTGTGCAAGCTCGGTCAATGGGATTGTGTTGCGGTGATCATGCCGATGCGCGGCCCGGGCGGCTGGCCGTCTCTTCCTGCATGGTATTAGGGAGCGGGTTGGGGATCAGGATCGTGATCTTTGTAGCGTGCTGGATAATTATATTATCGATGTAAAATGAATATCTCTAAACTGGATGAGCTGGCAGAAATGCCGGCTCTTTTTTTGCCTGGGCTTGACTTTGTTTGAATAAGCGGCTATACAGTGGCTACAAGATCAATTAAATAGGAGATATTACAAATGATTAAGCAAACACATAGGATAACGTTGAATATTATATTCAATGGTCCTATTAATAAAACTAATGCTTTGAGAGAGTTCAAAGATAGTATTTATGGACTTCATTATACAAGTTTTGGATATTTGAAAGGTGCACCAGCAAAATATCCGGAGACGTTCAGAATAGGGGCGGCAAAATGAGTATGGATAAAACATATATAAATGATGCAGTGGCGCTCGCAGCTGGTTGGCGCGGGACTAGTGTCACGTATATCGAGGCGCGGTTATATGCGCAAGTCGGTGGCAAAATTGGAATAGTATGGTGTGAAATGATTGCTGATGCTTTCGGCACTGAACCGGACTTAAAGCCTCAGCGGTGGCGCGTTGGCCTTTGGCTTGATTGCGGCTGTTGTGGTATGGATTTTCAGATTTGGTATGGATATAAAGATCAGGATCAAGATGCTGGCTATGGTATTTGTTACGGATGCCAAGACGATGCAGCACAACGAAATTTGAATGAAGAAAACCAAATGATTGCAACATTGCGAAGCGGCCTTAATGATGATAATAAAATCAAGTTTGATGCGATGGACCGCGAGTTTCAATTAGGGCTCGTTATGAAAGCCATTGAAGACGAAATGCTTGTTTTTAAATGTGTGAGGTATTGATATGACTATGATAGAAAAGGGCTTATGCTGGATAGCTGGATTAATTGGCATTGCTTGCCTTGGCAGCTGGATCATGGGCGAAATTACATTTCATACATTCATGGAATTTTATTTCAAGCCGATATGGATATCAATTGCCGTATTGTTAATTGTATTTGGGTTCGCTCAATTGGTGGCAATGCTTAGGGATTTGAGGGGGCCAAGAAAATGAGATATTCATTATTAGATGGCGGCAAGCCCCGCGCAAAGGCTCATTATGTAGTGGATTTATGCCACATCATTGCAGCGATAACGGGTTGTAGCTATGGCAAGCTTGAACAGGAATATTATAAGCATGGCGACGATTTTAACCACCGGGGCTATTCAATCAAGTGCGAACCATAAACCAGTATATATAATCGGATCAAGGGCTCTCAATTGAGGGCCCTTTTTTCATGGTGCTTGACTATTGCCTATATATAGCTATAATAGGGCCACAACATTAACAAATAGAGAGAGATATATAATGAGTTACTCAAACGAAATACATCAAAGAATAGCAGATCAGTTAATAGCATTGCTTAGTGATCCGAGCGCAGAGCATGGCGAATATAAAAAGCGGTGGGCTCGTATCGGAGCAAGGTTATTTAACTGAACAAACAGCACAGGATTATAGATATATGTTCTGCAATGAGCATACGATATTCTTTGAAGATCGAGACACTAAGGAATATTATCTAGTACCAAGACTGTAAATAACATCACATAGCGTTTTAAAGGGCCTTAGCGGGCCCTTTTTTATGTCCGGTCCGGTGGTGCCGGATTGTTGGCCTTTGCTCATTGGTGGTAGTTTAGAGCTTGATTAATGCTATGATTATTGTTATATCGTACGGCGGGCCCGTCTCGATTGCGTACATTACCAGCCAGTAACATATTAGATCAAGCTGGATTGTATCAAGCCCTATGTATAAGCCCTGAGCAGGGCTCAAACAGAGAACAACATCATCCAGTCAACATGAAATACAACGTATGGTTATAAGCCATTGATATCATTGGCCATAATATTCGCATAATATTTATTATGGAAAACTTTTGTGCGTTTGGGTTGGGCGAGCGTCCCCCTGGGCAGCGCCCTTGACGGGCCCCGGCCGCGCATTTTTCACTCAATTTTCACATGTAGCTCTAAACTAGCCCCTTGACAATTTCCGCGCAAAATTTTAAACTTATTCACGCACTCCGGTTTCGATATAATAATGTATCTGACAGCATTGTTTTTTCACCGCCGGTCTGCGAGCTCCCGCCCTAAAATGCTAGGAGTTGCGCCATTCTGAAGGTTTCGAAATAGGGATGCGCATTTTATTTAGGAAAAAAATATGCCGACTAAAAAGAAGCCCAAAGCCCCAGAAGTTGAAGCAACGCCCCAGGTGAAAGCCACGTTAGGGACGGATCCGGCTGTTGTGTTGGGGCCGCAGATTGTAAAAAAGTTTGATGACTTTGATCGATCGATGGATATTGATCTTAATGGGGAGGTTGACAATGAATTTTTGGTAGCACAGATTGAGAACAAGCTTCATTTGGCTTTACAGTATATGGGTCCGGATAAGATGCAGGACGCCAATCTTAATACGCTGGTCAAGTTTTTTGGTATTTTGCTTGATCGCCGCCAATTACTGAAGGGTGAGCCTACGCAGATCGTGACCAATACTGACCGCCGGGCTTTGAATGATCTTTTGCCGGCCATTCTTGCGGAGGCTGAACGTCGCGGGATGACGGTGCCGTTGATTGAGGGTGATATGGAGGTTGTGAGCAATGGCTGAAATCATCCAACTTTTTCCGACCGACCGCGACCGCGGCAAGGGGCCTGACAGCTCTTCTGTGGTTAAGGCGCATTTTTCTTTTGATATTAAATATTGTGACGATGGTTATTATCATTTTGTTGCCACTGATTATATGAACCCGGGCACTGAGTTGGATCTTGATAAGATGCGGGCTTTTTTGGGGCAGTTTAATTATTTTATTCAGCCTGGTCCGGGTAAAGAGCCGTTTGCGAGTGTGTTGGTATATGGCGATAAAAACGGCACGACTTTGAGGAATTTAAGTGAGGCGGATAATTTTAAGAAGTTGCGGTCAAAGTGGTGGTTATTGAAACAATTATTTAGGGCCTGGCTAATTATAGTCGGGTGGGCGGAGAGTGAAATTAAGACTGAGACGGCGTTGGTCGGACAGGAAGGAAGCGAACATGATGGTGGATGATGAGCATTAAAAGTCTCGACAAAATTGATCCGGATAGCCTTCAGGCGCTCGATGATGATGCTTTTAGGGATTTGCTTGCTCAGACGCTTGGTGTTGCCCAGGATGATCGGAAAGTTAATCAGCTGCAGTATTATCAACCGGTTTCTGCTAAGAATATGCAAATTCACGAAGACACTGGCCATGTCATCGGAGCCGGTGGCGGTAATGGCTCAAGCAAGACCGAAACTTGCTTGGTTGAGCTTGTAATGACCGCCACCGGCGTCTTTCCGGACTGTTGTAAGCATTTGGTTGATCAGAAGTTTCGCGGGCCGATAAACACCCGTATAGTGGTTGAAAGTCTCACGACCGTCATGCATCCGATTATGTTGCCTAAATTGAAGTGGTTTCACTGGACTGGCATGGCGCCACAAGGGGGAAGTCAGGGACATTGGGGGTGGATCCCCCGCGATTGCCTGATCGCCGAGAGTTGGGACAAGTCCTGGTCTGAAAAGCTTCGGACATTGACGGTCAATTGTCGGGATCCGCATGATCGATCGGTCATTTTGGGGCAAAGTAAGATCCAGTTTATGTCCCATGACAATGATCCGGAAGATTTTGCTTCCGGAGATTATCATATTGTGATGCTCGATGAGCCGCCGACCCACCCTATTTACACTGAAAATCAGGCTCGGACTATGCGGGTAGACGGTAAAATTATCCTGGCGATGACCTGGCCGGACGATCCGAGTATCCCGGTCGATTGGATTTATGATGAAATTTATGATCGGTCGCAGCATGATCCGGATGTGAGCTGGTACGAGCTCAGCACGCTCGATAATCCTCACTTGAACCAGACGGCGATCGCCCGGCAAATGGATAAATGGGATGAGGAGACGAAAAAGGTCCGTATCGCCGGCAAGCCTATTCGTTTCTCAAATCTCATTCATCCGCTTTTTACCGAGCATGAGGAAGTCTGGTCTTTTCAGGCCGGCAAGGCGGTGACGCCTAACATCGATGATGCTGGCAAGTGGCATTGTCCGATCACCGGATCTAATAATCTTGAGGCATATTGCCATGTTCAGGAGTTTGACATTCATCCGACCTGGCCGATTGTTTTTGTTTTAGATCCTCATCCGCGAAAGCCTCATATGTTCATGTGGGTCGCGATCGATCCTAATGATGATTGCTGGGTCATTGTTGATGGTAAATTTGAGGGCGATACAGATGATATGTACGAGTATTTGCGCACCGTTGAAATGGAGTATCATCTTCAGGTTTCCAAGCGGTTGATTGATCCGAATATGGGCTTGTCTCCGAGCGGTCATAAGCGCGGCGATACCTGGCAGGAAGAATTTTCCCGCTGCGGTATTTATACTGATCTCGCGGATGATAGTGCGGTTGGCCGGGTTTGGGTTAATAAAATGCTCAAGCCGGATCCGCACCTTAAGCGGCCGCGGCTTCATGTTCACAAACGCTGTGCTGATACCATTTACCAGCTTAAGCGCTATGCCTGGGATGAATATAAAAAGAACCTTGAAAAAGATCAGAAGCAGATTGCGCGTGATAAATATGATGACTATCCAACCATGTTGAAGTATCTTGGTAATGATAAGCCGGAATTTTCGATGCTTAAAAATGGTGCGCCTGTCATCCGTCGTGCTGGCCGTAAAGGCGGATATTGATAATTTAGGAGAAAAATTAGATGGCCCATAAGTTTATTTGTGACGGATGCAAAGCCGTTCATGATGACATGACAAAGCTTGAGGCGCGGGGGCATGTTGTGCCGGCGATTTACTGTAAAAAATGTTTGAAGGATGCGGATAAATATCTCGCGAGCCTGGATAAAATCCATGAGAAATGTGCGGCGAAGTTTGATGCGGATCTCGCCAAGCTTCGCAAGTCCTATGCGGACCGTGATTTCGATCTTCCTGATAATCCGGGGGTGAAGTGATGGCTCGGGAAGTGGCTTGGCTCATTGAGCGTTTTTATCACTCATCCACCAGGGGTGAGGTTAATCTTTTTATGGGATCTCCGTTATCCAGTCAGGAGAGTGGCTGGTCATTATTGAAGATTGAAGATTTGAGGGTCGTTCGTTTTGCCAGGAAGGAGGATGCTGAGGGGGCGATTAAGGCGATCGGGCTGGATCCTGAAAAATATGTAGCAACGGAGTATATTTGGGATGACTGAATTTACAGATCGCAATAAAGCCGGCTGTTGCTGCCTGACAGGCAAGCCGCTCTATGAAATTATCTCTGCGCATCCGCATGGGCATCCTTTTGAGGGCGAGCCGCGGCAAATTGGCAATCCGCTCGATTATGCATTAAATGTTCATTTGTTGCTAAAAAGTGGCTCAATTATGCAAATTAATATTCATTCTGACCATATTGATGAAGTTGTACCCAATATCAGCCGGATCCACAAAAACATACTCGCGGCTTTTGAGGCCGAGGCGATCATCGCGGCCGCGGCGGTGGTGGTCGCACAGATTACGCCCGAACAGGCGGCACAAAAACAACGTGACATGATAAGCATGGTTCACAATATTCCGATCGGAATATATTGCATTGAAAGGGTTAAAGATCGTGGTGAAAGAGACAAAGCGGCAAGAAGTCATTAACGGGCAGCGCGTGCGCCGGCTCAGAAAAAAATCATTCACTTATGACGCGGGCAATATTTATCAGCGCGTTAAGGATTTTGCGGATACGTGGGATGCGGCGCGGACCGATGAGCGTGATGACCGGATCCAGCGCCAGGCGAAATTTCGTCAATGGACTGAGGGTAAGGATTGGCCTTGGCCCGATGCTTCGGATATTAAGCTCCCGGATATGACTACCGCTTCGCTTCGCGTGCAAGATACGCTCCATAATGCGATTATGTCGGCCCGGCCGCCGGTGACGGCGCGGGCGACCGATAAGTTATCCTCAGAGAAGGCCGAGAAGATTGATCAGCTGATCGATCATCAACTATTTGTCGATATGAACGGCGAGAACTTTATTTCGGAGCTCGCCGATGCTTTTGCCAATGATGGTCATTACGTCGTTTTTGTTCCTTGGGTCCGCGAGCGATCGCAGATTTCCGACATCATGAAATATCCAAAGATCCCGCCACCGGATGCGGAAGGCAATGTTATTACGCCGGAGGAATATTTTCAGACGATCATCAAAAAGGCTTATTCCGGCGCCCCGTCTGCAGTCGCCAAAAATGCCGGCCTATGGGATTATGCCGTTACCTTAGCGGACGATACTAAAGTTGATGTTTCTTTCTATACCGATGAGAGTGACCGCGTTGAAATGGTCAGCACTCGGTTTGCGACCGTCTTTGATGGTCCGTCTCCCCGGGTGATGGATTGGGAAAATGTTTTATATCCGCCCCGGGCTGCTAACCTTCAGGCGCCGTCGCCGGCTAATCCCAAAGGTGCACAGGCCGTCATCCTTGTGGATAATCCGACTTTGGATGAAGTGAAAAAGTTGCATAAAAAAGGGTGGTATGACGGGCTGGATAAAGACGACATTAAGGCGCTTGAGGCTGCGCCGGCTTCCAGTGAGCTTAAGCAATCGGAGGAAGCTAAAGATACTTTTTCGGGTGTATCAGATACGCAAAAGGCGCCAATCAAAGGTGCAGAAAGCCACAAAGAATTAACTAGATATACAGTTTTTGATCGTTTTGACATCGATGGTGATGGTCTTGATGAGGATGTAATCTGGTGGGTTATAAAAGAGCTGCCGGGTAAGGTAGCGAAAGCGCAGCTGATGTCGGAAATGTATCCGTTTCAGCTGCCTCGCCGGCCGTTGGCACATACCAGCTATATTCCGATCCGCGGTCGTATTGGCGGGATTTCTCAGCTCGAGCTTACTGAGGGCACTCATGATGCGATGAAGATGTCCTATGATCAAATGGCTGATGCCGGTACGATCGCAAATGTGCCGTTTTTCTTTTACCGCGCCAGTGGCGGGATGCGTCCTGAGACGATCGAGCTCACACCGGGCGAAGGTTATCCGGTTGGAGATCCGCAGCGTGACGTATTTTTCCCGAATATCCAGAATAATGCTGCCGTCAATGGTCAGAATACGATCGGCCTTTTGACCAATATGCAGGAAAAATTAACAATGGTCGGCGATCAGCAGCTTGGTCGTGTGCCAGCCGGTGGTGCGACCGCGCTCCGGACAGTGACCGGCATGGCCATGATGCAAAATAATGGAGATGCCAGGCCCGAGCGAATTATGCGCCGGTTCTATATGGGGCTTCGCGATATTTACTCGCTTTGCCATCAACTGAATGAGGTTCATTTGCCCCCGAATAAAATGGTGCGTCTGGCACAAACAGCCGACAAGAACCAAGCTCCTTATACTGTCATTCAGACGCCAGCGGAGCTTAGAGGCAACTTTGTCTTTGATTTTGACGCTAATGCTTTCAATACGTCCCGCCAGGCTCTTCAGGACGCTATGGAGCGGATGATGTCATCCTATATCAGCGATATTAATCTTCAGCTTGGTATTATCGATCAGGATGGTATTTATCGGCTTCAGCGTGATTGGGGTAGGATTATCGGTCAGGATCCGGATCAGTATCTATCGATGCCGTCTCCGGATAGTACGCTACCGAAAATCTTTGCTGAAGATGCGTTGTTGTTTATTTCTCAGGGTAAGAAGCCGTTTGGTGTTCCGGCCGAGGCCGGCGGCGCCGCGGAGCATTTGCAGAAGCTTCAGGAATTTATTCAAACAGATCAGTTCGGCCTTATTCAGCAGGAATATGTTGAAACAATTATGCGGCCGTATATGGAGCAAGTCTCTCAAAGGGCTCTCCTTCAGCAACAACAGGCGCAGCAACTCGAGGCGGCTGGCAATGCCGGGACCCCGGCGCAAGCTAATGCGCCTGGGCGACCACCGGGTGGCGTCCAGGAAAATCCGAACGACGCGCCCACTAATGTCCAGCCCAATCAGCCGGCCGATCAGACGCAACCGGGCGCTAATGGCAATGGAACAGGAAATGCGATATGAACCTAGATAAATCAGAATACCGTCAAATAATGGGTGACAAAAAGCTTGAGCAGGATGAGCGCCACCGGCCGCAATCTGAGCAGCAAGCCCGGCAAGCTGTCAAAATGAGTGAGCTCACCGGTGATGAAAATTGGGATCTGTTTAAAAGTTTCCTCGAAGCGGCGATGGATGATGCTGAAAAAGCAATGAAATTTTTTAATAATCAAATGACCAACCCTTCTATTGTGGATCCGAACGCGATTGCTCAGGCAAAACTTAATTATCATATTTGCCGGGAGCGCTATGCGACTTTGAGTGAGGTGGTGACTTTGCCGAATGAAGTGATAAAGTCGGGCGAGGCTGCCAAGGATCTGCTTTCCCGGCTTAATCCCTTGATAGCCAAGGAAGAGCCAACAGAATAAAGCATATTGATTATGTGAGAATTTATGATATAGTTTATTTAATCGGTGTATAGGCACTCACCATGCCGGGATCTTCGCCCCTTAGCGATGGTTTTAAGTTGGAGTTTCCAATGAACGATGTAGATGCGGCCGCGTCGGGCCAGGACAATACAGGTGGCAAAGGGAGCGATACCGTTCCATTTAACCGCTTTAAAGAAGTTAATGACAAGATGAAGGCCGGAGATGAAGAAAATGTTTCGCTTCGGGCCCAAATCGCAGAACTTCAAGCAGGAAAAGGCACAGTAGGTATAGCGCCGGAGCCGCCGAGACAGGCAGATCCGCAAACGCCGCCTAAAGTCTATTCCCGCGCTGAGCTCGAAAACGCTGTAAAAGCAGGGACGATAACTGAGGTAGACGCTAATACGTTATGGGACCAGCAACAAGCGGATAACATTGCCAACCAAGTGAAAGATACGGTTGCCAAAACGATCACTTTGACCACTCAGCAGGACGATACAAGTGCTAAGATTAAGCGTTATATGGCGGCACGGCCTGACGCGGCGATCGACGGTACGCAGGACAGGGTTGCCGTTGCCGGCAAATTCACTGAGCTCGTAAAACGCGGGTATGAGGGGATTAAAGGCAAAGGTGGCGAAAAAACTGAGCTTCTTGCTCTTGAGATGGCCTTCGGGCCTATCGATGCACTAGAGGCCGCAAACGGCGGATCGCATGAGCGCGATACTCACCAAGAAACAGGTGGTGCCGGCGGTGGTGATGGTTCTGGCGATGATGCTAATATTCCCAAGGATATAACAGCGAAACAAAAGAACTTCTATGCTGCACAGATCAATAAAGGCATTTATGCCGATTGGGCTGAAGTGGAAGAAGAATTGAAGCATCAAGATGGAGATCTGGCTAAACGGTCGAATAGTCGGTAATGGTTCATTACCATAGTAACGATTGGGATAGTCCGGAAGGACGTTTAAAGATGGTTCAAGGTGGTGCGCGAAGGCACACCACAACGGGAAGTCACATAGCTGACTTGGCCGCGCTCGGTAAGTGTATATGTCTCTGCGGCAATTGTATCTCCAAGTTTAATCCGGCTTCGGTGAATTATCACCGGTTAAGTCGTCCGCCTCTAAATCAGGGCGCAGTCGGAGAATGTGACGGGTGTAAGGAATTTACCATGTGTAAAATTCATATGCCGGTCGAATAAACTTTATTGGAGACTACTGATGGAACTAGCCCAAATCTTAGGTGGTGGCAACGCTCGCATCATGAAATATCCAGTATCCTCGACGATTATAGCGGGGATCCCCCTACTTATTCCGGCGGCGGGTGGTAACGGTCTAACGACTTCTACCGCCACCGGCGCCGCAAATATGGTGGGTGTTTCACTTGATGCCGCAGTGTATGCAACTGCTCAAAACTCAGACAATTCCGATCCTGAAGGCCAGGTATCGGTCATTGTCAATCCGGACGCCGTTTGGCGTGCAAAACTATCCGGAGGAACGGCAAATAATACGACGCTTGCCGCTCAGACGATCACAACATTATCCTCAACTGGCTTGGTTATTACAACCGCTGCCGAGTGGGCCACGCCTACCTTTGATGAAGGTACGGTATGGGGTATCACTGGTTCAAATGCCGGTATAATCCGTAAAATTACGGCTGTTTCTACAACAGCCGGTACTGTTACGGTTGCTTTTCCGCATGATACGGTTGTTGGTGATATTTTTGCTCGGCTTAACTGTGCCCTATTCACCGCAGGAGTAACAATGACCGCGACACTCGACCAGCTTAATGCTGCCGTCGCTGTGGCCGCTGGCGCTGCCGCTCTTGTTCCTATTAATGTTCGAGGTCTGCTTAGAGACAACGGCGATGAAGGTTTGACAAATTCATTTGTTGATCTTATTGCCGGTGATCATGCTCTTGGCGGTCGTCCAACCTAACTGAAAGGAATTTAATATGCCTGGTTCTCCAGCAATTTCGGGTCAGTTTGGCGACTTACTTGATCCTCGTTTTCAAAAGATCTTCAATGATAAATATAAGCAATTGCCTGATCATTTATCGAAGGTCTATAACTTCATCGGCACCAATGGCCGTAACAACATGACTTGGAGTGAGGTAGGCGCATTTGCCGACTTCTCTGAATTCGCCGGATCTATCAGCTATGATAGCCCGGTACAAGGCTTCGATACAACTTCAACACCAATTGAATTTGCATCCGGCTTCCAGGTCGAGCGTAAGCTATTTGATGATGATCAGTATAACGTCATGGACCGTCGGCCTTCTGGCCTGGCGACCGCGGCGCAGCGTACTCGTCAGAAGCATGGTGCCCGCCTTTACAATAACGGTTTTTCTATAGACAGTTATTTTTATACTCGTTCTGAAGGGACTGCGCTTTGTTCCAACAGTCATACGACCAATGCCGGCGGTGTTGATACATCTAGCGGGTTTGACAACTTGAATACGGCCGCACTTACTGCCGTTGCCGTTGCTGCCAACCGCATCCAAATGGTAGGTTTCCGTGACGACCGCGGTAATCGTATCAGCACTATGCCAAGCGAACTTGTGATCCCGAATGCCCTTTATGAAAAGGCTTTTGAGATTGTCGAAAGTCGTGGCAAGCTTGATGTGGCGACCAATAACCGGAATGTTCATGAAGGTGCCTACTCTATCTTTGAGTGGAATTACTTGACTGACGATAATAACTGGTTCATGGCCGATGCTTCTCAGCAAAAAGAGATGGTCTATTGGATCGATCGTATTCCGCTGGAATTTGCATTCCAGGAGGAGTTTGATACTCTGGTTGCGAAATGGCGTGCTTATATGCGCTATTCTAATGCCTGGATCGATTGGCGTTGGGTCATCGGCAACCAAGTTAGCTAAAGCTGATTTTGAAGCAATTTAAGCAGGGTGACAGTATTTGTCACCCCGCTTATTACTCTAACGGAGAAGATTATGTCTAAGGTTAAAAAAGGTAACGTATGCCTTCATTATACGCTAGATATCACCGTTTCTCACAAATATGAAAGTGCTGTAAAAGGCATGGTCGATGACCATATGGCGCAGCTTGCCGAGCAAGTTGGTGGCATCAAGGTCGTTTGTAAGAAAAAAGATGCTAAAAAAGCGCCGGCAAAAAAAGAGCCGGCCGTTAAAAAAGTAATTTCAAAGTCAGGTGGTAAAAAATGACCAATCCTAACTTTGATCAGGACACGGACCGAGCAGATCTTAGGAGCTCAGGCGGCAATGTGCCGGCTACCGGCTTCATGGGTAAGCGGGCAACGATGTCCAAAAACAAGCCCGGACCGGCCGGAGGTCTGCCCGGAAAATCACAATCCAAAAGTCGCAATCCCGGTGGTGATCCTCGGGTCGGCTATGTAAAGTCAGAAGGAATATAAGATGCCAGAATTAAATCTTGATTTAGTCAAGCAGGAGAAGGTTGCTAAGGTCAGTGTACGCGAGAACATCCCGAGTTTATTGAGGCCGGCCCAGGTAAAGGAGCTTAATGATGAGGTCGCCGCGATCGAAAATACTTTGCTCGATCCGCTCGCACGCAAGCAAATCGATGTTAAAGGTCAAAAGGCGCATCTTCATTCTCTGAAGTCCGCCAAGGCTGATTTTGAGCCGCAAGCATTTAGCTCGGAAAATATGAGCCGGGCGGTCGAGCTCGAGATTGAGTTGCGCGATAATATTGTTAGCGATGGTATGCCGACGGCCGCTGAAATGCGCAAAAACCCGCCTGGCGCTGTTGATAAGCACCTAAGATTTGAAAGGCGCAATAAAAAGAATATCCAGGTGTGGAAGAACTTGCGTTTACGCCTTGGTGCTTCAGGTCATGATTTTGGTGGCGGTATCGATGGTAATGCGGGTAATTTGGCTAATCTGGAAATGTATCGGCCGAAGGATAAGGCTGATGAATTGTCGATGGATGATGCACAGATTGAGGGCAAGCAATATCATCTCAATGAAGGTAAAACAGTTATCTTCACAAAGGCTGAAATGCTGATCATCAAAGCTGAGCTTCCGGAAGTGTACCAAAAGCTTGCATTCCTGACCGCTGATCAACGGTATGAGGTCAGGGCTCAAATCGCGATCGCGCTTGAGGAGGCTGGCGTCAAAGACGCCGAAAAAGAGGAAGCAGAAGGCCCGGTCAAGCTCGGACCGCTCGCGCTTCCTGAAGAGGGACCCTTCAGTATGAAGGATCAATCCTGGTTTGAGCTTCAGAAAGCCATTAAGGCGGCAACCGGTGAGAAGCCAAAAAACAAGGTGGACGCTGTTCGCTTGGTGCATGAAAATAACCTAACATAAGGATTTACGATGACATATCCCTATATTTTTGAAGAAAATTTCGAGGAGGGCGACAAGGGCGCTTTTGACACTGAAACGGATACAGCGAACCAGCTTGATTTTCCTCATTATAAGGCATTGTCAAAGCTTCCGGAGCGAGGTCTTATCCCGTTTTCCGGGGCGTATTGTGCTCGCTGGACTTTAGCCGGCGGCACGGCGGATGCGATACTGATTGAGGGTTCTTTGGATGTAGGGAGCAATGTTGATAGATATTTTCGCTTTCCGCTTTATTTCTCTGAAGACTTTGCGGCGAGCGCGAATGATACGGTCCATTTATTAGAGCTGCTTGCTTCGACAACAATTGAGGCCTGTTTTGGCTTCCGGGTTGTCGCTGCGACCGGCGTGATTAATCTCGGCGTTGGCGAGGTTGCTCCTACTGTCTTTATGGCGGAGGCTTTAGAGC